TGCGTCTTCTTCAGTTACAATATTATCAATAAATGCTACTGTAACAGATTCTTCAATTTTTGCAACCTCTTCTGTTATTTCTTCTTCAAAAAGGTTTTCAGGTGGTAGCTTGACTGGGGCATCGGGCATTTCGATTCCCGGCAGACCATCAATGTCTACAGTCACTACACCTACTTGTTTGGTCTCTTCCTTATCTTCTTTCTTTCTACGAGCCTTGGGCATTACACCTTCGTTTGTTCCATCCTTACGATTACCAATACGAAGGTTGATTGGGTTGTATGCTAATATGGTAGACTTACCCTTAGCATGACTTGATCGAGATTTGAGAAAATAAGTATTCATTTCCCCTTCCAATTCCATGGTCTCATCCATAAACAGAGAAATATAGTTATCAACAGTATTTACCTTGGATATGCCACCGGCAATAACACCTTGTGTGGGGGTTGTCATCGTTAGGGCTTCACGGTTTTGTTGGGATGCGGTTACCCCAATCATGTTATATTCTCTAAGTATGTTACGTAATTGTTCTGACTTTTGTTTATCTTGCTCAAACACACCTTGGCCATTAATGCCGCCGTTGGGGTTCATAACATCAAGATAATCAACTAACAAAACATCTGGTACCCTATTAAACTCAATTTCATAGAATTTCAAATACGCTCTTATATCAAGAGCCGTAGCACCCTCGGGTATATTTTTTACCATATGTGTGCCGCCGTTGGATCTGTCCCTTACTGCTAAAATACCGGCACTAATCTCCGGTATATGAGATACCCAGTTAGATGCGTTTTCACCAGAAAGGATTGCCCCTAACCGCAAAAAAACCATTTCCTCTTCCAACTCTAGGGTTAAGTTGAGTACATGGTACCCCTGCATAGCATAATTGTTTCCAATGTTTTGCAACATGAGGGATTTACCACCACCAGAGTTAGCGGAAAACAAAGTAAGCTGTTTACGTATAAGACCTCCCTCAAGTGGCCCATCAATTCCTTCTATCAATGTTGGAATAGTTGTGAATGATTCAATTAACCCTTTCAATCTTTCTTCCGGCTCATCGTATACGTCAATTCCCATATCTTTCTGCAAAGACACCTGAACAGCGTCGGTGATAAGTTCAAGTACTTTACCCATCTCTTGTTTTTCTATATGGTCGAGGGAAGCGTAGATGGCATCTTTAACAGCAGATTCTTTACAAAAAACCTCAATGGTATCACAAGTAGATTCAATTCTATCCTTTGTTATTTTTGAGGACAATTCTATATCAACATCAAATTCAGAGTTAATCACGTCCATCGCTGGGACGGCGTGATACTTTTCATTATACGTGTGAATGAACTCTACAAGCCTTTCATACTCTTGATCAAAATATGAAGCCTTGAGGATATTAGCAACTCTAGTGTAGATTTCTGGGGATGCAAGTATATCTTGAATTATTAGCTTTTGTTTTTTAGTACTGGATGTTGACAATCCTGCCTCTCCTCAAAACGAACCATTCTAGCAAAGAAATTAGATAAATGCAAACAATGCTTGTATATATCCATTTTCAAAAAATGTTATGGTTCTTTTCAAGGTTAGCAATATACAAACGGCGGCTCTTTGATGATGGCCCAAAATAATATCCATACCATCCACCTAGTCTAACTCCGATCCAATACACCCACGACAAGAAGGGGAACCCTTTGGCCTTTATACAGGCCCTTAGTTTTTTATCCGCCACTGGTCGTTTAACATTTGTAGAATAATCTATATCATGTTGTTCGCAACAATCAAAGAATACCAGATCTGGAGCCAAAGAGCAACCGTCTGAGACAAAATCTCCTAAATATTTTAACTTTTCTATGGTATTCGGGTTACGTTTCATCATCAAAGAAGGCATCCTTGTCATCTGGAGGGGTGACAGTAGAAGTTTCTGAATCTAATAACTTCTGAAGTTTGGCCTCAGTGTTCTTAAATTCTGCTCTACGGTCTTTCTCAAGGAACACCCAATCCTTTTTGATACTCGAAAATTTATGTAACCTAGCTGGAATACCTGATCGGGTTGTAGTATATGTTAAACGATGGTAGTCTCCGTCTGTTGGGCTGGTTGGGAACACATCACCCTGTGTGTAGGGTTCGCCATTAGGTGGCATAGCATCAAAACCAAACTGGGCACGAATCCTATCTATTTTCCTAGCAATCTCGGTACTTCCAGTGCCACTGTTTTCTTCAGCCCAATCATAAAACGCTGTGGGAACATCTGCTATGTCAGCAAAATCCACGCCGCGCTCTGGAACTTGTGTATTTTGTTCAGCTTTAATAGTTTGGGAAATCCCAGCAACATCCTGATATTTTTTATCGTCTTGGCCATCATTTATATCTGCTGTCCCATGTACATCTATGTCTTCAGTTAATTTACCAAGAATATCCTGAGTCTCCTGAGACGCCATTACTGGCTTGGCAATCAACCGTTGCATTACTGGAATCCAGTTCGGAGTATAACTATTTGTGCTCCAAGCAACGTCAGTCACTTCAACGTAACGTAACACGGCAGTCAAATCAGCGCTGTATTGTGTCTCCGCTGGTAATTGTAGAAGGTCACCTATAACAAAGGGTCTACCCAACAATTCCACCATAGAAGAAAAACTAACCTCTATAACCCATTCGTTACCAGTATACATACTACCAAAACCATGCTTGGCATTAAACGCCTGAATATCTATTGGCTGATAGGATGCCTTGATTCTTGTTGGGTTCTCATCATAATTTCGGTCACGGTTTTCTAACAAAATCCTGTCTTGTATATTATCAACGGCAGTGTTTTCATAGTCAAGCAGTTGTAGGGCTTCAATTTCCCACGCATCCTCTGCCCCACCATTGAATTCTACTGGGCGAAGTCTCCAATACCGGGAAGGCACACTACGCTTGAAGTTAACACGGGCCGCACCTTCACAATCAGGGAGATCAACGATCTGTACGCCATACCATTTAATACCATCAGAAGACCTTTCCACACGAGCCCTCGTAACACGATTCTTTTCTCGGCAACCCTGACGAATTTTCAAAGAAGAAACATCGTTTTTCACAAACGTCTCTACTCCATATCGCTTTCTAGCATTGTCTAATAGAATTTCACCAAAATCGTAGCCAATATACGCACTAGTAATATCATCACCAAGTTGTATGGATCTCCATGGGGTTCTTAGCAGATCAAAAGCATTAGCTGCTGGGAAATTGGGGTGATCACCGTTTGATATAGGCGAACCATTACCAGTTAAATCTTGCAAAGTACCCTGTTCATGGACTCCTAGAAGCCTGTGTACATTAATTACGGCACCGCCAATGGTAATGGTTTCGCTTATATATGAATCAATAAGCGCGGAGTCTGAGGACTCTGATAGTTCCCACGCTGGGTTAGGTGTAATAGCGTCTCCCGGTATCCCCGGATTCAACTGTGTACAGATTCGTGCAACTGCATCATCTGTTGGTGGTGCTATAAAGTTACCATCACCATCAACAGGGCAATCCCCACTATCCAATAATGCTTCTAACTGACTCGTAACGCTCATTTATTACCCTATGAAGAACTGTGAATTTACGTCGTTGTTGTGATCTTGGAATGAGCGATCAAGAATTTCTTCGCGTAAATTAGCTTGTTCATTTTCAGCCTGCGTAATAAGTTCTTGAGAGTTCAATACTGTTGAACCATTTGGACCCGGCAAGGTCTGGAACTTACCACGAATCTGTGACAATATCATCTTAGCTTCTGATATGGCCCACTTTTTAATCCACAATTCCAAGTATCTATTAGTTATGAGATACTGCTCTGTACGTTCAATTGTGGCATCCAGACATACTCTCTCATTGTTATAGAATATCTGATGACAGTTAAGAATCCTGCTATCCTCATAGAAATCAAATACAATGTTATCCGCGAACAAATACTGTAGGTCTTCCACATATGAAGACACCAAATAATATGACAACATATCAAATGTGCCCAAAGAATACAATTGTTGTAATGCAGCGTAGCCATAAATGTCATAACCACCGAATGTACCCTGAGACGCCCCAAGGAACCCAGTTCTCATTCTATAAATGGCGTTGATGTTCATGATCTTGTGGAAACCAACACACTTATCTGTTAGCCTATATTTTTGTTGATTGGGAAACACATCCAAGAAGAAATATGTGCGCTCAAATGCATAACTTGAATGCTTTCTAACCATCAGTAAAGCATTGTCAATACACTCATCAAGTTCCTGTTTGGTTAACTCTACTTGTATGCCGGGGGCACCCAAACCTGCACGAATTTTATCATGTAACATTCGCCGTTCATCCGGTGTTCCATCAGTACCTACACCAAGTTCCCGGTGCATTGGGCCGCTTTCATTTGGACTGGTTCCGGTGGCCGGGGTATAATTAATGATGGGCTTATCTAACTGTGTGAATAGTGTAGAGGTATGGTCTACTGAAATCTTTTGATCACATCCAGTCGCTGTAGTTCGAAATCTTATCAAGTCACGCCCAAACCTTTCAAAATCATTAAACGGTGAGAAAAGGTCAGTGTTAACATCTGGGATATCATCAAAAGTAACTTCACGATTAAATTCTAATTCTACTTCTGCAATGCCCTCTGTTTCTACCCATTCTGTACCGTCCCATTGGTATAGAATATTGTTGATTGTATCAAAGAAATAGGTGTCAGTCTCTGGAGCTAATGAGGTCAAAGAGAATTCCTGCACTTCCCATGCACCAGAGACTCTCAAGTTCAATATACTATCGTCAAACCAAAAGATACCATCAGACACACCAAAAGGATCAATCTCAGACTCTATAACATCCAACAGGACGTATTCTGAGCCATCCCAAATGTACCATGTGTCATCAGTCGTGTTCATCCAAATAAAGCCCACAGGAGGGTTCAGGGGATCATAGGGGGAGGAAATATGGACAACATTGGAACAATTAAGTCCAATGATCTTTTGCAAAACCTCAGTATCAGGGTTATACCAATAAGTACCATCTTCTAATACTGGCGGATCTGCTGGATCGGTCTCTGATTGTGTGAAACTATTGACGGCATCCCATTCGGAATTAATCTCATCCCACTGGAATAAAGAATCAATTCCCAGAGAAACATCCCACCATAGGATGCAACCTTCTCGGTCAACTGGATCTTCTCCGCTGATAATCACGTTGATTTCATTCCATGCAGTATTAGCATCATTTCGTTGAAATAGAAGCTGTTCAGATGGGATAAACCAATAATGGGTGGCAACAGGATTATCTAAATCATCATCATCGTTACGTTCTTCATAACGAATGTTGGTTACGGCTTCCCATACATCAGCCTGCCTTATATAAGCCAACTCAGTAATTGTACTGTACCAATAATCACCATTTGCAATAGTGTTTGGATCTGTGTCCCATACAATAGGATCAACCGCCGTCCATGTTTTTAATTCGGTGTCACGTACATATACCACACCCGTTGTTTCCTTATACCAATAATCGCTGGAAGTCAAAACCGGTGGTAATAGTGGATTTCTTACTTGTATAATAGTGGGTTTTTTACACCATGTGCCGTTTTCCCATACCCATGCTGAACTATTAACAGTATCCAGATCACCCATGCTGTCCAATACTTCATCAAACCAAACAGCACCATCAACCGGGATAGATGGATCTGTGACGTATGAAACGATTGCGGTATCACTGATAAGAGTCCATCCCCCTGAATCTCTCGTCCATAGTTCTCCAGTCGATAGCTTAGTCCAATAACTACTTAGTATAGGAACTGATGGGTCAGTACTTAAAAAGATTGTTTCTTGTTCTACGTTCTGTGATCCGTCCCACTGATATACAATGGGCACGAGGGGATCAATCATGTATTTTCCTTCATTAGGAAACAAAGCCCCAAGCAACGGTTCAACCATGGAATTAAATCTTAAGTTAAGGTATGTCTCCATATCTTCATAGGTTTGCATCTCAGCACCCAAAAGATCGGTAAATTCATAACCAACACCGTTTACGTCCACGGTCAACTTATAGTTTACTGCTTGTTGAAGGCCAGTAAGCGTCTTAGGTGTTATTCCTTCTGGGGTGTCTATTTGTATGTCGTGGAATGCCGGTGTTTCTATTATTGTTTTCTCTAATTCATTTTGATCAGTAGGGATGCTGTAAGCATGTACACCTTCGCGGAAATAGTTACCCTGTGCATCAACAGCATACGCTGAAACGTAATAGGGTGTTTGATCAAGAACGTCGGTTACGAGAAGTTGAACGGTAGTTCTGTCATGGTAAAAAGCACCCACAACAGAAGCCACGCTAACACTGTCCCCGGAGTGTACATCTGAATCAAAGGTTGGGTCAGCATCATAGTATGTGCCGTTTTGTGGAGAAGATGTAATATAATTAGCGGGCCTAGAACTTACTAGGATAATGATGCCGTCATATGCCAGATCTTCAATATCACATCCGGCAATGTTCGGTATGTTCCACTTTATAGTGCCCGTACCGTCACCGTTCCTCACTAATTTTACAGTTACCTCTTGACCTTCCAGTTTCAGTCTGTCGGGGGAATCTGCATATTTGTCATATATAGCCATTGAGTATCAGCCCTTTTTGTGTATATTGATATTTATATCGGGCGTTGAAAGCCAATAATATTAATGCTGAAAAGGAGTACGATTTAGAGGTTATTCTAAAATTTCGCCTTGGTAATTCAACCCAGTTAGCTCACCATTAAGAGCACCCAGTGTCTTTTCAGCATCACCTATAACTGTAATCAACTGTAGACCTAAAAGATATAACAGGGTGTTAACCCTAGCAGCGTTTGTGGAGTATACCGTGGATATGGCTAAATCATTGACATAACTGGTTAACAATTCAAGCGTTCTCATTTGCCAAACCATAAATTTACTGACAACAATACTTGGAATCCCTTCTTTCAAAGAATATTCTTCTAAAAGTTTATCCCCATTGTGTATCTCAGATATAACAAATGTTGCCCACTGGGAGGCATCCATTTTTTCCATATCATGGGCAATAATAACTTCAACTATCTCTTGTATAGATACTAGTTTAAGTTCAAGCAACTTTCTGAAGAGTTTCTGGCGTACAGGGAAATTGTTATCTAACGTCAAAAAGGGGATTTCATTATTTAGTTTAAATTTTAGATTAGTAAAAAATTGATGATTGAGAAGTTGGTTTTGTGCTTCTTTAACAGATTTGTCAAGTCTCTCGCCATCTCTCTTATTCCATGTAGGTATTAATTTACTCAGACATTTGAATAATATAAAACTTACAATAAAAAAGAATAGAGCAGGCCAACCATAATTTTCAAACAATTTAAGTGCTTCGTTAAACATTGGGTATCCTTAATACGTTGTATTTATAATTATGCTTATCGAAACTACCTAATCTAAATCTCTTCGGTAATTAAATTTAATGTTTAAGACAAGCCCGTTCTTCGCAATTTGCAATATAATCCATTAGGTTTGATATATTATCCTCCCCTTCGTGATTTAACAATATACGATCACAAACTCGGTCTGTAAAAAAGTATATGTCTCCGTCCTTTTTTGGATTTACTAATTCACGTAAATCCTTTATTATTCGTATTATTCCCTTTGTGTTTAATGGATTATTGGATATCCCTGAGAGGTGTGACGCAATAGATGCTCGTAAAAATTCAAACAACTCAGAAATTTCTAATAAGTCTTTTGGTTCATTCCAATGATCAATAAGATCTCTCATACTACAATTAAAGTTCATTGGTATTACGTTCCACCCACTTATGGATCTTCTTGTTATTCCAACATGGGAAGACCTCTTTCTTTGCTTCAGAGATTAAAACAAAGCACTTAGCAACAGGGTAATCATCGAATTCGTTTGTCCTTTCCCAAAGAACTTCAATGACATCTCTTGGTTTAAAAGAAACATATATGCGTTCATCATTTTCAAGAGATTCAAATACTGGAAACTTACAATACTTTGTGAGCATATATTCCGTTCGTATTCTGGGAGCATCATCACATGCTGACAACAATGCTTTCTTTGATTCGTAATACTCTCGAAAACTTAACCGTTCTTTCATTCTTACTCTTCCACTAATTCTATATGTGGCCAATCCATAAACTTATGATCCGT